GAAACGGCATCGCCGCCTGACCTTGCCTCTGCGTCATAACCATACGCTACCTTTGCATCCGACATCGGTAACGAGTGGCTGGCGGAATGGACTTTTAACAACATTTTATCGGGTTGAAAAAAACTCATCTCTTTGCCGATAAATCTTATCCATTAAATATTTGAACATCCTATGATCTAACTCACCTCCACAATTCATCATAACTTCCTCTGTATCGCGCATCAATTTTGCATATTCTCGATCTGCTTGTTCGATATCCATTTTCAAGGAAGAAATCTTATCTAATCTATTAACAATTCTTTCATATTCAATAGCTGCAATAGAACTACGCCTTGATATACCTTTTCGTCCCTCATGTACAATCATTTCCATCATCATTTTTAGGTCATTCATTTGTGAACGCATAACATCTAAGGCAAGCACTTCTTTGTTGGAGTTGTCAAGATTAGGTATAATTGCTGGAGAGCTTAAAGCCATTAACTTTACAATAGAATTTATATTCCCCGAATCCCCTTCTGCGGCTTTAGTCGCTTCAATAGCTTCTTGTAGTTTTTTTTGACTTTCCAAGACTTCATGATATTTCATCTCTTTTGAGTATTCAAGATATCTCAAAGGGGCTATATCGAATATTTTAGGAGTACCTTTTTCTTGTATTAAAACGACAGGTTTATCAAATGCTTGCCGTATTCCCAATTCAAACAACACATTGGGGTTACGTGTACTTAAATCACAAACAGCTATTGGTGCATCTATAAGTTTTTTCAGTATATCTAAATGGATAAAGTTGGTTTCCTTTACTTCATCAGCTCTTATTGCAGTATACTCTGTTTTGTCTATTGCAGGTTTTATAATATCGTCATAAACATGAGCAAAATGTCCTTTCTCATATCCATCACAATCAGCAATAGGCATGAGTACAAAACAGTTTTTGTTTTCGTCCTTTGCCATATTGAATTGATTTTATCTGCAAATATACAAACTTTATTCGAGAATATATTATGAGACAGTGATTTATATGCTCGCAAACTGCAATATTTGCTCGTGAAATTCTGCAAACTACGTCATAAAGTCTTGTTCCCAAGCATTCTTCCATCTTTTGAGTTTTCAATCAATAGTTTCCGTTGCTGGATGCCTTTCAAGCGTATGGTAGGCAGTGGCAAGANAACGGCTTTGCCGCCTGACCTTGCCTCTGCCGTCAAAGCCATACGCTACCTTTGCATCCGACATCGATAACGAGTGACTGGCGGAATGGATTTCAACTATACCATAGGTTGTTACCTCTGTTACAGGAAACGAACGGCGTAAACGGTGTTTCTCTCTTGGTGGTTCTGATTCCATTGATTACAAACCGTCTGAGCGATACACTTTCTTTACTGCATATCCTGAATGCAACGGCTATAATCATTTCAAGGTTATAAACATCATAACTGATGCTGTCCGGTTGTTTGATATACTTCCTCGTTTCAACTTCGTTCAGCTCCTTGTTTTTGTATATGGAATGAATCGCCTTGCGAACATCACATGAGAACACTCCGAATAAGTCGGCAATCTCAAATTGCGTCATCCATACAGGTGCGGTCGGCATAGTGACTGCACCCATTTCACTGATTGTTATTATTCCTCTATCCATAATGCTTCGTTTTTTTAGTTGTCTGTTCTTTTTTCGTCAGCCGATTGTTTTTTCCTGCGTTCCATCAGCTTGTCCATATCCTTGGAGATTTTATCATCGGTTATCCGTGCATATCCTTGAGTTGTGCGGATATTGGAATGTCCCATCATCTTGGCGATACTCTCAATCGGTATATCCGCTGAAATCAGAAAAGTGCCGAAGCTGTGTCGACTTTGGTGATAGGTCAAGTTTTCCTCTTTCCCTATGGTTATTCCCAACTCGTGAACCTCAAACCACAGGGCATCACGGTTAGGAAGAGGAAACACGGGCTTCTCGTCATCGGTCGTATTATACAACGACAATATACGCTCCGCTATGGGATGTAAGGGTATGAACGCTTCCACCTTTGTTTTCTTGCGGTTGATGCGGATGTAGCGTCTGCCCTCCGCATTTGTCCCGATATGGTGGGGATGCAGCAATTGTATGTCCGCATACGCCAGTCCGGTCAGGGTCGAGAAGGTGAAAGCCCGTCTTGCCAATTCCATACGCTTGTCATACATCGGTGTGGAAAGTATCTTCTTGAACTCCTCACGACTGATATACCTGTGCCTTGCTTCCGGCTTGGCTTCATATTCCATGTCCTCGCAGGGATTTACACGGAGAATCTCCTTATCGACTGCAAGGTACAACAGGCGGTTCAACCAACGCAGGCAATGGTTGGTTTGGGAAACACCGAAGTTCTTGCATTTCTTCAAGTGGAATTTGTAGGACTTACCGAAGTCCTCCGTCACTTCTTCAAGAGGTATATCCTTTTTCCCGATTGACACTATAAAGTCCGTCAGGTACTTTTGATAGTACATTGAAGCCCGATAGGAAGATGTGGAGTTTATTTCCTCGGAATGTTTCTTCAATCGCCCACGTTCCCATTCTCCCATTTGCAATAAGGTAGTCGGATGAATGTTGTTCAAGGATATGTGGTTTTTCAGCATCTCGGCACTGACCACGCCTTGCGATTTCAGTATCTCATTGTAGGCTTCTTCCGTCAGACGCAGGTATTCCCGTAAGCGGTTGTTCTCCCGTATAGTTTTTATCTCATTCTTCTTGCTGTTCCAGTATTCCGGTCGGCAATAGATACCTGTGCTTATGGCGGTCTGCTTTCCGTCAATGGTTATACGACAAAGTATGGCAGTCGTACCGTCAGCCTTTACCTTGTTGCGGTTAATGTAGGGCAAAAGTGAAAATGTGCTTCGCATATCGTTTTCTGTATTAAATGGTTAAAGAACTAATTGAAAATCTTTGGTGGCTTCTATGAACTTGTCCATATCCTCGAAAAGTTTCTTCGGGCTGACACGGGCATAGACCTGTGTCGTGGCAATGTCAGAGTGTCCCAGCATCCTGCTGATGGTCTCAATAGGCACACCTGCTTCAAGCGTAATAAGCGAGGCGAAGCTGTGCCTCGCCTGATGGTAGCACAAGTCGTCCTTGATGCCTGCCAGTGCCGCCAACGCTTTCATATGTCGTCTGAGATTTGACCAACGAAGTAAAGGGAACAAGGTTTCCCTTGTCTCGTCCTTGTATTTTTCAAGCAATGCCAACGCTTCGGGAAGGAGCTTCACACTCGCACGGTGTTCGTTCTTTTTCCGGCGGTATTTCAGCCACAATGCCCCGCTGTCATCCGTGTACAGGTTCTCGTCCGTGATGGAAACCACATCGGCGTATGACACGCCCGTATAGCAGGCGAACAGAAAAAGGTCACGTGCCAGCATATGGGATTTTCTGTAAGCAGGTATTTCCACGTCTCGGATTTTCTCGAACGATTCGCGGCTCAGTGCTCGCGGTGTCCTTTCCGATTGCCGGGGCAGGGCGAAATGTTGGAAATGGCATTTTTCGGAATACCCCTTCTTGTAGGCAAGGTGACATATTTTCTTCAGGATGGCAAGATGGTGGCGGACGGTGTCAATCGCATACCCTTTTTCTTTCGTAGCGAAAGCCTGATAGTCGTGGATGAACTGTTCTGTCAATTGTCCGAATGCCAAATCCCTGACCTTGTACTGATATTCAATGAACTCAGCAAGTGTCAGACGCATATAGTGATAACTGGGGTAAGTTCCTTTTGCCCTGTCTATGCCGATACGGGCTTTGAGGTCGTCACAGACAACATCCGTCATTTTCATGAGGGTCATTTGCGTTTCCATGCTGCCTTGAAAGAGGTCTTTCACATCGGTGGCGTCAAAATCAACCTTACGGTTCACAAGGTTGTCAAAAGCATTGTTTACCGCTAACAATAACTTTTCAATCTTGGCATTGATTTCAACCGCTTCCTTGCTCTTGCCGTTCAGACGGCTTTCACGGGGATTCCATAATTCGGGAGTGCAGGACAGTTTGCATCCGAATTGTACCATTGTCCTGTTTACCGTGATGCGTCCCATGATGGGAGCTTTTCCCGACTTGTCCAGTCCGCTCTTTTTGAGGTAGAGCAGCACCTTGAATTTTTCTACTTTCATACGCTTATATTTTTTAGTGCAAAGTTACTTGCCATATAAGCGTTCCTTGATACGCAAAACACTGTGTATGAGTGCAAATAAAACGGTGAGGATTTCTTTTCACTGCTACCCGTTACCTATTCCCGTTTCGGTAACTGCCCGGCTAACGGTTTGGTAACTGAACAACCTCAATATTCTGTTGTCGTTTGCATTTTCTCCACTTGGCAGAATACTGAAACATCGCTCATTTCAAACGACTTACGTTTAATCTTTACCTATTCGCTTTTACTTGCTTCGCCTTGTATATTCCA